GTGTGCGACAACATTGCCCAAAAGGTGCGCGACATAACAATGAACAACGCATGCGAAATGCGGCTCTACGACGAGAGCAATGACCGGCTTTATATCAACCCGGCCGAACGGCAACGGCTAATCGAGGCGGCAGAACGAACGGCTGATCTTCAGGCTGGCACGCTCTGCCTGACGCTTCTCTATACAGGCTGTCGGATATCGGAAGCGCTGGAGCTGACTGTCTTTTCGATTCAGTCGGAATCTCGACTGATTTCGGTGCGCTGTCTCAAGAAGCGTAACCGGCATGTCATCCGGGAGATACCGGTGCCCCCTGCCCTGGTTGCCCGGCTGGAACAGGTGCACTCAGTCAGCCTGCGCCAAAAGGCTGGCGCGCACAGTCCTTGGCTGTGGGCATCCCATGGCAGCCGGATCAACCGATCGACGGCCTATCGCTGGGTCAAGCAGGTGATGCAGGAATCCGGGATTGCCGGGCGGCATGCCAGCCCCAAGGGCCTGCGGCACGGCTATGGCATTCATGCGATCCGCTCGGGCATTCCGCTGCACATGCTCCGCAAGTGGATGGGGCACGCCTCCATGACCACAACCGCGATCTACGCCAGTGCTATCGGGCGGGAGGAAATCGAGCTGGCTGATAAGATGTGGTGAAATATAAAAAATCAAGTCTTTCGTTGTATGCCCTGAGAAAATTTGTATTCTGGATTAGTTAAATTGACCAGTGGTGGGGATTGATCGTGTTTAACTTGCTCAGAGCATCGCTTGCTTTTCTGATTCTTTCTTCATGCGCCTCGGAGCTTGTGCAGACTTCCGACATGTCGCAAGAATATGTTCGGGCTTCCAGATATTTCGCTGGGCCAAGTCAATTTCCCCCAGAGAAATTCGCGGCATACGGTATTTTGGCTTTTCCGGTTAACCCAGCGGGCCGCAAAGAAAACAGAAAGCGGTTCGATTTGTTCTGTTCGGCCTATATTTCCAGCTTTAAGTCGGTGGCGGAACTTGAAGCGCAGGGAATAAAAAAAGAGGGTCAAATGGTAACAGTCCTACCCATCTCGGATGACACCTTCGCTAGAATAATCAACGATGCCCCAATCAGGAATGCGTGTGACCTCGCTGTTAACCATTATGGTTTCGCGCAAGCTCAAGATGCCATCTGGCAGGCCAATCGAGCTGCTTCACGAACTGATGGTATAGTCGAGCTCGACGGCCGCGGCCCGTATTTAATTGCGTGGTCGCCCGGATCCACCAAAGGTGAAACAGACACGATAGTTTTGGTAGCAGACTTAAGTAATTCAACCACTATTGAGCAAATTGAGGCAGACTTCCGTGCTTGGATCACTGATATTCAGGACAGGCCTGAGCTTTGGCGACGAGGATGGAATCTTGAAGCCGTTCAAATTGCTATGCAACGTTGGATTGACCGCCGCGCTGTAGGTATCCTGCAATTGTTGGGAGATGCGTCATGAATAAAATAGCAAGTTTGGGCGCAGGCACTCTGGTTGGTGTCGCCGTAGGCGTTGTCATCGTCACTATTATTGGTGTGGAGGCAGATGGCCCCTACTTATCGGTCATAGCCATTTGCGGAATAATTGGATCAGTTATTTCGAGCCGAGGCAAGAGAGGAAAGTCTGAATAGCTATCGCTCAAACCACGAAACGAATACCGTTCTTCGGTCGGTGCAATCGAAAGAAGTAACAGAGGGACTGCTTCCTAGACCTGAATACTGTTCGACTCCTGCCAACAGTTTCGGCGCAACCATTGGACCAGGGAGGACTGGCCAGTCCACGAATTCACCGTCCTGAAATAGGGAAAAAACACTGTGCCCGGCCACATTTCCGGACACAAATTCGGACACACTGAAAATTCAGTTATATTTTACTATTTATTATCAATTGCTTATAGATAGGCTACGTAAACTTTTAATCAGTAGGTCCAGGGTTCGAACCCCTGCGCTCTCACCACATTCGTTTTTCAACCGGTTTTGATTTTCCTTCCCCGCTTCGTTAAAACGCGGCCGAGCGCCAGGCGTATCAATCTCGGGGGACCGCATGCCGCATATGTTCGTCAATCGACCGCGTCTTCACGATGTGATTGCCGATACGCCGGCGGAGCGAAAGAATTTCCGGTGGGAGACGATCAATGCGATCGCCTACCAGGCCGGCGGGCTGATCTTCATCCTCGGCAGCATCTGCTTCTTCCCGGCGCTTTCGGCCTATGCCGACCTTGGCGCTTGGATCTTCTTCTTCGGCTCGCTGATCTACCTGCTCGTGACCGGACACGACCTGATCGAGGTTTTCGTCTATGCCAGGCAGCGCAAGGATCCGGAAACGGTGTGGGACAGGCTGGAAGCCTGGGCGGCGTGGACCTATGTCTTCGGAACCGTGCTGTTCGTCATCGGCAGCATTTTCTTCCTGTCTTCCGTCGATCTACCCAAGGCCGGGGCGTGGTGCTTCATCATCGGCAGCGTCTTGTTCGTGATCGGCGCGGTGATCAACGTCATCCAGATCGTTCAGGCCGACGATCTCGTCACCCTGCAGATGATGAACCTGACGGCCCTTACCTTCGTGGTCGGCTCGGCGCTCTTTGCCGTCGCCTCGATCCCCTATCTCTGGTCGATTGCCAGCGAACGCGACGAAACCCTGCTCGATGGCTTCCTGGCGTGGCAATATCTCGTTGGCAGTATCCTTTTCTTCATCGGCGGACTGTTCAATTATCGGCGCGCTTACCGCGTTGTCGCCATGGCGCTCGGAAGGCCGACATCCTATGCCCATCATCCGTTGAAGCCGCTGGCGCCCCGCAGGAAGAGACGCTGGGAAAGGTGACGGTGGTCGCGGACATTACTAGTGCCGACATGCACCCGAGATATCGTGAGATAGCGCATGCGCGGCCGCATGATGTCGGCACTCACATCGGAAAGAACAGGCCTATGGCGAAAACGGAGGTGAGGCCGACGATGATGTTCATCGGAATGCCCATCTTGAGGAAATCGCTGAACCGGTAATTGCCGGCCCCATAGACCAGCGTGTTGGTCTGGTAGCCGATCGGGGTGGCGAAGCTCGCGCTGGCGGAAAACATCACGGCGACGACGAAGGGACGCGGATCGAGGCCGAGTTGATTCGCGAGCGTTATGACGACCGGCGTGTAGACAACCGCGACGGCGTTGTTGGTGACCGTCTCCGTCAGGATGGACCCGACGAAATAGACGGCGAGCAGCATGAGCACGGGCGAAAGGTTTTCCAGCCACGGCCTCAGCATGCTCACGACCAGTTCGACGGCCCCGCTGTTCTCCAGCCCCGAACCGACAATCAGCATCGCGAAGATCAGGACCAGAATGGATCCGTCGATCGTCTGCCATGCCTCGTCGCTGTCGATGCAGCGCAGCGCGAGAATGACCGCGACGCCCAGCAGCGCCAGAATGCCGATGGGCATCACGTTGAAAGCGGCAAGCGCGACGATGCCCACCAGGGTCAAGACGGCGATCGGCGCCTGACGCCGCCGGAAGGCGCGGCCGCCGGGTTCCGTCACGGAAACGACGTCACCGACCCGCGACAGATCGCTGAACCCTTCGGAGGTGCCCTCGAGAAGCAGCTTGTCGGCGGGGCGCAACTGAACACTCGACAAGTCCGGTCCCGCCACGTGGCTGGCGCGGTAGGCCCCGAGGACGCGCATGCCCACGCGCCTGCCGAGCGCCAGATCCGCGATCCTTGCGCCGGAGCTTCTGCGCGACGGCGATACGATCACTTCGGCCACGCGCAACTCGGCATCTGGCTCCACGCCGACAGAGCGCCGCAAGCCGACCTGCAATCCCGCCTGTTCCTCGAAGGTCAGGAGCTCGGAGGTCGGGGCAATCAGTATCACGGCATCCCCCTGCTGGATGACATGTTCGGGCAATCCGCTTCTTTCGATGTTGGTTCCGCGCCGGATGCCGGTGACGCGGACGCCGGTACGCTGAAAATCGCTGACCTCGGAGAGTGCTTTGCCAATCCCGTCATAGTCGGACAGGATGGTGATTTCGGACAGGAAGGGCGTCTCCTCGTTTTCGACGTTCTGATCTGAATCGCGATGCGGAAGCAGAAACTTGCCGAGCACGAAAACCGAAACGCCGCCGACGATAGCCGAAATAACGCCGACCGGCGCGATCTCGAAAATGGAAAACGGCTCGAGGCCGTTCTGCTGCGCAACGCCGGCCACCAGAAGATTGGTCGAGGTGCCGATCAAGGTGCAGGTGCCGCCGAGAATGGCCGTATAGGAAAGCGGTATCAGCAATCGGGTGGGCGCCATGCTGAGGCTTGCCGCGAGGCGCACCACGACCGGAATAAGCACGAGAACAACCGGCGTACTGTTCATGAAGGCGGATGCCGACGCCGCCACGACGATGAAGATCGCAATCGCAAGCACCGGATGGGATTTCGCGCGCTCCACGATGAAGCCGGCAAGAGCATCCAGCACCCCCGTCCTGAGCAGAGCACCGGAAACCACGAACATCGCGCCGATGGTGATCGGGGCCGGACTGGAGAAAACCGCCATCACATCATCGGTGGGCACAAGGCCCAGAACAATGAACACCGCGGCGCCGATGACCGCCGTGATATCCGGCGGATATTTTTCGATGGTGAAAGCGACGAAGAGAAGCCCAAGGAGCACCAATGCCACGATGGATGGGGAAACGCCGATGAACTCGATCATGATTCTCCGTTCTGCTGTCCGGCATGGGAGCAAAGGCCGATATTCATTTCACCGCGTCCCGACTAGCTTAAAACGGGAAACCCACATCACGTGTTCCATGGGCACAGTCATCGGGCGCCTCGCGGTCTGCCTGCCGGAAATTCCCATAGATCCCGGCCCGCCCGGATTGCGAAGGCGTTCGTGCTGCCGCGTGGCATCTTGCGAAAATAAAGTCACAAAAACGCACGCAGGAAAAGCCATAACTTCCTGCAGCATAATGATTTTCTGAGAGAAAATGGTGGGTGATGTAGGTCTCGAACCTACGACCCGCTGATTAAGAGTAATATTAATTTTGTGTAAATTCAGAGGCTTGCGCGGATGGTGGTTTGTGACATTTTGCGGTGGCCTGAGATGGTGGTTGGGGGGAAGGTCACACGGCTTTCTGCATGATCGCGGCGGCCTCGTCTACACCTATCGCGAACTTTCTGGCGACCTGTTCGGCCGTGATTTCGACTTCGGGGAGAATCGCGCGCATTTCGCGCAGGAAGGCGGCGACGTGTTCGACCATGGCGTGATCGGCCAGGCGGCGCGCCCAGTCGGCGCAGGCGAAATCGTCGTGGGCTTCCGTGCCCCTGCAGGTGGTGCAGTAGGCGAGCGTGAAGCCCTCGTGAAGGTCGCAGGGGCCGTCAGTCATCGGGAACGGTCCAGACGGCGACCGGCAGCGGCGTGGCGAGGATGCGGTCTATCCAGGCGTTGCCGCGATCCGTGATGCGCCAGCCCTCTATGTGCTCCTCGAGCAAGTTGACGGCTTCCAGATTACTTCTCGCTTCGAAGGCGGCCTTTGAGTTCCAGACCGAGTTGCCGAGAAGATGCGCGGGATCGACCGTCGATCTACATGCGAGCATGATCATAACCGTCAGGGGCGATACCATCTTCGGCTCCGTCATAGCATGGCCTCCGCTTCCAGCGCCTCGTCAATCGCCTCCTTGAGCCCGTCGAGTTGCTGGTCGATGATGTCGTTGCATTCCGATACGACGGGTTGATAGACGTCGCCGTAGGTGTAGGCGATTTCCTGCAGCAGCAGTTCGATTTGCCGGACGCGGCGCATGGCGAAACCGTGGGCGCGCTTCGGCGTCCAGTTGGCATTCAGCGTTCGGTCGCCGAGGCGCTGGCGCGGTCTTCTTCGTCTGGTCATGCTCAATCTCCCCTGGTCCACCAGAGTTCAACCTTGTCGATCGCGCTGTCTGCAAGCTCCGGATGACGCGCGAAGTAGTGTTCGAGGATCTGCGTTGCGGTTTGCAGGCTGTGGCCGGTGATGGCGCAGATCTCGCCGATGGTGCAGCCGGCGCGGAATAACCAGGTGACGGCGGTATCGCGCAGGTCCTGATCGCGCAGCGTGGCGCAGCTCCGCATGGTCTTTGCCGCGTGGCGGCGAACCTCGTCGTAGACGTGGCGATAGTGATCCGGCTTGAATGGGGTCCAGCTGCGCTCGTCAAGGATGACGTGGCTCGATACCACTTTGGCCAGCTTGCGACGCGCCTGGGCGGCATCGAGACGCTTTTTCAGCTCCGAAAATTCGCGGATGTCGACCAGGGCTTTCGTCTTCGACTGGCGCAACATGACGCGGCCATTGCCGCGCCCGGCGACCTGATAGGCCAGGCGATCGCCCTGGCGCTGGCCGGACCAGACGCCGAGCGCGATCATGTCGCCGATCTCCGGACGGTTGAGCTTGTCGGCCGTGGCGATCAGGTGTTCGATCTCCTCGCGCTCGCCGGCGCGCACGCGCGGCTCCTCCTTCTTGAGCTTCAGCTTGTGCGCCGGGTTGACGGTCACGGCCGGCAGCTTGCCGCGCGACATGCCCCAGCTGAAGGCAATGCCGAGAATGCGCATGGCGGCGTTGGCGGTGGGCAGGCCGGTCTTGCCGCGCAACTCGTCATACATGCCGAAGCAGATCGGCTGGGTGAGCGCTTCGGCCTCCGCCTTCCAGGCATCGGGCAGATGCCGCTCGATCGACCTGATCTTTTGCCGATAGTCGCGCTGCGTGTTTTGCGCGCGATCGCGGAAGGCCTGCGACATTTCGAAATCGCGCAGCAGCTGCTCGACGGTGTAGAAGCTGACGGGCTTCGGCGGCGGGGCCGGCCTGCGGTTGCGGCGCTTGTCGACGGCGGATTTCAGCGCGGCGGCCTCGCGCTCGAAAGCGCGCGACCAGTCCAGCGCCTCGCCGGCGGTCATCCATTCGCCATCCTCGCGGCGCAGATCATGCGGCTGGTAGCCGCGCTGGCGCAGCGTGGGCGACGGCGAAAAGCGCGGGCGGCCATTGCGCCAGGAGACGTATTTTATCTTGGGGGTGTTTTTACGCATGACAGTATCCTTGAACGCTCAGAAGGGAATGTCGTCGCCTTCGTCGAGGGGGCGGCTGTAGCCATAGGGACAGCCAATGGCTTGGCAGGCATGTTCGGAAGTGGGTCGCGGATTGATCGTCCCGTTCCAGTCGCCCATGCCGTTCCTGCGGCCAGCTTCATGGGCGCAGCCCTCGCAGACGCCGGCGTCGCCAAAGTTCATCGCCCGGCCGTTGACCTTGCAAATGCTGCGGGCGGAAATGTCGTCGCGGGTCTTGGTGACGACGCATTCGCCGGAGAAGCCGACGAACACGCCCCAGCGTTTGGTGCCGGGACATGATGAATAGGTGATGCGGTCGCCTTCCCGCAGGTATTGGCGGGCGCGATCGGTGGCGCGGATGAGTTCGTCGCGCTGTTCTTTTGATAGCTTGGTCATCGCGGCTGATCCCAATAGATGACGACGCCCTCGAACGGCAGGCCGTGGGTGTCGTCGAACCAGGCGGCCATATCCATGAAGCCCTTGAAGCCGTCTGCCTGGGCAAACTCGTTATCGGTCTGCTCGATCTGGTCGCGATCGTAGATGGCGGAGAGCAGCGGCCGACCATCGAGATACATGCAGGTGCCTTCGATGCGCACGGGCGCAAGCCTGATCACCGTGGCCCTGCCCAGCAGGCGGCAGGTCTTGGTGCGCATGCCGGTGTAAAGCTTCAGCTCGTCGCCCACCTTGCAGTGGGGCCGGCCATCCTTGCGCCTCGCGCGGACGGACTGGCGCTTGATGCCGTATTCGACATCTTCGGCAAAGCGGCGCTGAAAGTTGAGGGCTGGCATCACTCCTCTCCCTTCGCGCGAAGCAGCGTTGCCATTGTGTCGGAGAGCTTGCCGCCGCCTGCCAGATAGGCGTCGATGATCGGGGCGGCCGTTGCGGCTGTGTAATAGACCGTTTCGCCGCCGTGGTCGTAATAGAAGCTCTCCGGATCGTTCTTGAAATCCTGCCATGTGGGCGCGCAGTCTGGACACATGACCAAGCCGTTGACCCAGTCATAGGTGTAGAGGCCGGCGATCGCCGCGCCGCAGGCTTCGCATCGTTCTTTCTCATCGTCCGGCAGGCGGCTGTCGAACAGGTCGAAACAATCATCGAGCCAGAGAACGGCGCCGATCGCGAAGATGGTCGCGCCGCAGACAAGCACGACCAGCTCGGGGAGCCAGAACTGGGGCGCGAAGTAGAAGCCCGCGATGGCGACGGCGGCGAAGGCCGCGCCTGACAGGGTTATCCATGAAGATTTCATGCTTCATCTCCATCAAAAGGTGCCGCGCCGGCGGGAGGGGAAGGACGCCGGCGCGGGGTGGAACGGGTTGGCTCCCGCGTGGTCTTTTTCTTGGATCGCGCCGGCGCGGAGGAAGGGCGCTTGCGCGAGACACCCGCCGGGCCGGTTGGGAAAAGGCCCTTTGGGATTTTCTTGGGGAATTCCGGAGGCGGGCCGCCGGGAGTTGCGGCCCACCTCCCCTGCCCGCGCCCACTTGGCTACGGCGCGGGAAGTTGGCGGCTTTACGCAGTACTGTGCCGCTGAATTGAGCGCCGGCGCGGGAAGCGCGGCGGCTTGATGCCGGAAGAAAACTCCATGGCGGTTGCCTGGGCGGTGGCGCAGACATTGTTGAGCGCCAGGCGGGCGGCGTTTCGTTCCGCCTTCAGATCGGCCAGGCCTTCCCAGTGCGGATCCTCGCCGGCGGTTTCCACCATCTCGGCCATGGTCTCGGTGATCTCGCGGTTCAGCTCCATGAGCCGGCGCTTGATTTCGTTCATGCGGGCGGCCTTATCGAGCATCGGGCTTCTCCAGCTTTTCCAGCGCCATGATGCCCGCCATGGTGAGTTCCAGGCGATAGTCCTTGCCCGCGATGGTGTTCTTCTCGCGGCGGACAAGGCCCTCGCGCACGAGGGCGGCGATGGTGGCGCGCTTGAAGAATTTTGGGCCGAGATACCAGCCGCCGGTGAGCGTGTTGCGGTGGCGGCGGTATGTGTGGACATGGCGCAGCGCCTCGCGCTGGGCGGCGGTGAGCGCGCTCCTGGGCGCGGCCACGGCGGGCTTGTCGAACAGGGTGACGGCGGCGGCGCTCATGCGTGGCCTCCCGGTTCGGTGGTGAGTTTGACGCGCGCGATGGACCTAAGGCCTTCACCGGTCACTTTGCGCCCCAGCTGGAGCTGAAATAGCATCAGAAAGATCGATGCTTTTTCCTCCATCATTTCGCGATCGCCGCCGACCAACGAAAAAAGCATGTCCGCCACGATCTCCATAATAGCCTCTACGATCTCTCCCGGTTCCGAGCCCCGGTTCAGCTCCCGCATGATCATCTCGTGGATGCCGATGATTGCTTCGGGATTGCGGAACTTAATCCGGCCGCCGGCCGTCACATTCTCGTCGGTGACCACCTTCGCAAGCTCTGCACGCAGGCGCTCGCTGGTCGCCTCGATATCGTAATGGACGCTCATGCCGCGGCTCCGTTGTGGTTGGCGGCGGCGTAGCGGCTGAGGAGAAGGGCGCGGTCCTGGGTGATGACCGTCTGGCGCAGGTCGGCGGCCGATTGCTTGGGGCCGGCCTCATCCCATGCGGCGTGCCATTTGCGCACGGCCTCCGCGCGCCAGCGATAAGGACGGGCGATCGGCAGCGGCGGCGGGAAGCCGTGCTTGCGCTCCAGCTCGGCGCGCCGATGCAGGAAGGTTGCGCGGGCGATGCCGAATGTCTCGGCGACATCGGCCGCGCTCATGGTCTCGTAGGTCATGCCGCATCTCCATTTGCAAATCATCCAATTTTCAAACGATGGATGATTTTCATATGAAATGCAAACAGAAATATGAAAAAGGAATTCGCGCGCGATTTTTTTCCGACGATTTATGTGAAAGCAAACCCCTGCCCCGCATGCCTGCTCAGTTCAATGCGACGGTTCGGGGGCGACGGTAAGGGAGCCGACGGATCGGCGAGGATGGTTCAGCGGCGAAGGGTGAAGCCGCCGACGATGACGCCGGCGATGACGACGCGCTCATTGTCGACCAGCTCGGGCTGGGACGGCTCGCCGCTTGCTGCGGCGGACAGAAGATAGGGCGCGCGGAAGACGCGGAACACGGTTTCGGCCGTGCCGCGCCGGAAATCATAGATCTGCGCGCAGACCGCATCGCCGGCGCGCGGCGTCATCGCCTGGTCGACGGCGACGATCATGCCGGACGGATAGCCGACGGCCGAGAGCGTGCCGGTCTTCAGCGACCATAGATGGATATCGGTAGAGCGTTCGGCCGCCAGCTTCAGCGCCGCCTCGACAGGATTGTTGTCGTTGACCGGCACGAAGGGCGTGGCCTCGTTTTCGGCAAAGGCGGTGATCTTGGGGTGGCTGGCCTCATAGGCCGGAACGCGGGTGGCCTGTTCGATCTTGGCGACGGTGGATGATGTCAGAGTGTGGCCGTCATCATCCCGGCTCCAGAAGCGGGTGAGCGTGGACGGATGCAAGCCGGCCTTGCGGGCCACCTCCGTGAGGGTGAGGCCGCTGGCGCTGGTGATGTGCTCCAGCCATGCAAGCTGCTGTTCGCGCAATGTGCTCATACCCACCGGTATGGCAGCGCGGGCCAACATGTTCAAAACGCAATACTCCACTTGACAATGTGATGCAAATCACATCTCCATGTGAAAAACCAGTGTCCATGTGAAAAATAACGGTTGAACAATTCATGGTGCCCACACTCGACGAAATCGAAATCCTCCGGACGCGCATCGGCGTCGACCAGAAAGCCATGTGCGAGCGCGGCGACGTGTCGCAATCGACGCTCGTGCGCTGCCGCAAGGCCGGGCGCGAGCCGACGGAGCGGGTGCGGCGCAAGTTGAAGGCCGCGCTCGACGGGATCGCCGAGGAACGCGGGATCGTGGTGCTTGATGATCAAGGAGGGCGGTGATGCTTGAGTTATTGTTCCAGGGCCCTACGAAGTCGAAGCAAAGCGCGACGATGCCAGCGCCGGCGCAATACGGCGAACCCAGCCCCGTAGCGATGCTCGCGATTGCCCGCGAGGCGGCGCGGGACCGGCAGTGCCGGGACTGGCAGGAGAAGCAGGCCCACCTTTCCCCGGTGCGCAAGCGCCAGCTCAGGCGCAGGAAGGCGCAACCCTCTCGTTTTATTTTCTCGGGCGTCATCGCCCCGGAACCTGTGCCGCACAAGCCCGGAAGGCCGCGCCCCGGCAAGAGGCTTTCATGTGTCGAGCGCGCGGCGAAGAGGCGCGCCCAGGCGAAAGGCGGCGCGGCATGAGGCAACCAGACGATTTTGTCATGACCGACAAGGCAAAGGCGGATTTCCCAATGCTCTCGGGACGTGTCGCCTTGGTCTCGGTCGATCTCACGAAAGCTCTGATCGAATGCGGCCAGACGCCCTCGGAAGCCGGGTCCATCGTTGCGCACCTGTTCTTGAGGCAAGCATGGCTGATCGCCGCGACCTGCCGGCTTGCCGACGGGGTGACGCCCGATCCGGATAGATTCCGGGCCGCGACCGAGAGCGCGCTTGCCGAACTCACCTTTCCCGAGGCGGAAGGCAGCGAGACATGAGCTTTCCCCTCTCCCTTTTCGAATTCCTGTTTGTGGCGGCCGCTCCCGGCATTGCCGTGTGGCATGTGCTGGCCGCGCTTGGCGTGATCGTCAAGCTGGTCGGCTGGCAATGGGACAATGTGACGGGAGCGCGGCGATGAACGCGCGGATAACGATCGGCGGCGCGCTGCTGGTGTGCGCCATGGCGCTGTTTTTCGCGCTCGCGCTGGCGCCGGCGGTAACGCCATGAGCGCGCGCGTTCTGATCGCCTGCGAATATTCCGGGACCGTGCGCAACGCCTTTCTGGCGCGCGGACATGATGCGTGGTCCTGCGATCTTCTGCCCGCCGAGGACCGCAGCAACCGCCATATTGTCGGCGATGCGCGCGCGATCCTGTGCGATGGCTGGGATCTGCTCATCGTCGCGCATCCGCCCTGCACGCGGCTTTGTCGCTCCGGCCGGCGCTGGCTTTCCGGCCCCGGCAAGATGACGCCGCCGAAAAAGCTGCCGCGCGGGCGGAGCTGGGACAGCGTGAAGGCCGAATTCGAGGAGGGCGTTGCCCTGTTTCTGGATTTCTGGCGCGCGCCCGTGCCGCGCGTGGCGATCGAGAACCCGGAAATGCACGACCTTGCCAGGGACCGCATGCCCGAAGACCTGCCGCGCCCGCAGATGGTGCAGCCGTTCTGGTTCGGCCATCCCGAATACAAGAATACCGGCCTTTACATGCGCGGCCTGCCGCCGATCGCCGAGACCGACAGGCTCACCGAACCGGCAAAGGGTAGCGACCGCTGGAAACAGTGGAACCGGGTGTGGCGCATGCCGCCGAAGGCCGATCGCGGGCACGAGCGCTCCCGCTTCTTCCCCGGCCTTGCCGCCGCGATGGCCGACCAGTGGGGCGCGCTGCTGATCGATGAGGCGGAGAGGAATGTCGCATGACCAGCCGGGACCGGCGCTGCCGGTTGGTGCGGGTGGAACTGCGTTGATACAGGCGGCGGCCTGAGGGCCGCATTTTTCAAGGCTCTTTTGTAGTGCGTGGGCCGCTCTTTCTTGTGGGGTGGCGATGGATATTGCGGGACTGATGGATGCGATCGAGACCAGCGGATTTTCACGCAGCGCCGTGGCGCGGGCGGCCGGGTTTTCCGGCGACTATCTGCGACAGATCGAATGCGGGCGGCGGCCGCTGACGCGGGTGACGCTGACCCGGGCGCGGCTGGCGATCCGCCGGCTGGCGCGCGGTGATGGCGAGGCCGACGCAGCCGCCAGCGCGGCCTACCGCATGGCCGTTGCCTATGCCGCGCGCGCGCTTTCGCTGTGCCCGGCCGAGGTGCTGGACGCAAGCCCCGGTCGGCGCGCGACGGCGGACCCGGCCTGGATGGCGGCGGCCAGGGCGCGGCGGCTCGCGCTTTATATCGCCAACATCTACATGGGCGTTCCCCAGGCGCGGCTGGCAGAGGCCGCCGGCATGAGCAAGGCCGCCGTTTCCATGGCGCTGAACGCGCTGGAAGACGAGCGCGACAGCGGCGAGACCGAGGCGCTGCTTGCCGATATCGAAAGGGTGTTCGCCGCATGAGGAACGATCTGCCGGAAATCAAGCAGGGGCTGAAGGACCGGATCGAGACCGTGTGCCTTCAGCTTCTGCCCGACGGCCGCCGGCAGGGGCGGCTATGGGTGGCGCACAACCCGGTGACGCTGGACCATGACCGCAGCCCGGAATTCAAGGTGGCGCTCGACCGCGATATCGGCGCGTGGAAGGACTGGCGCACCGGGCTTTCCGGCGACGTGCTGGGCATGGTGGCTTACCTCACCGCCGGCGACGAGAAGGATATTCGCGCCGCCTGCGAATGGGGGCGCGATTTTCTCGGTCTTCGCCATATGAGCGAGAGCGAGCGCCGGCGCATGGCCGAGCGCGCCAAGGCCGCGCGCGCCGCCGCCGAGCGCGACGCCGCCCGCACCCGCCAGCGGCGCATGCAATCGGCCGAACGGTTTTTTCTGGACGGCGCGGCGGCCGGCACGGGCAGCGCTGCCGAGGCCCATGCGCGGCGCTATTTCGCCGGGCGCAATTGCCCGCTTGAACATGTGCAAAGCCTTGACCTTGAGACCTTCCGCTTTGCGGCCGCCGCCGAATACTGGCAGCGCGCGGTGTGGCGCAACGAGAACGGCCGACGCTGGAAGGAAAGCCCCGGCCCGCTTCTGCCGGCCGTGCTTTCCGCCATGCGCGCGGCGACCGGTCAGCTGACCGCCGTGCATTGCACGTTTCTGGATCCGCTGACGCCGAAGAAATTTGCCGTGAGCGCGGATGAAAACGCCAAGCTGATGTTTGGCGAGGCCAAGGGCGCGGTGATCCGCATCGCCCACGGGCCGGAAGGCCTGCCGCCGGAGCGCGCGACGCGGCCGCATCCGCTGATCCTGTGCGAGGGCGTCGAGGACGGGGTTTCTCTTGCCGGCTCCATTCCCGAGGCGCGCGTGTGGGCGGCGGGCATGCTTTCCAACCTCGCCAATGCGCCGGTGTGGATGGGTTGCGTGAGCCAGATCGTGGTGTCCAAGGACAATGACTGGGGCAACCGCCAGGCGGCCAGGCAGTTTGACGCGGCGATGGAGGCGCTGGAACGCGCCGGCAAGCCGCTGGCGACGATCGCCAGCCATATCGGCAAGGACTTCAACGACATGATGCAGGATGAGGATGATGAGTGAAGCGGGACACAATTCCGGCATCGCGGCCGACCATCTGCGCGCCTTCGTGGAGCGGATCGAGCGGCTGGAGGAGGAAGGCCGGGCGATCAGCGACGACAAGCGGGACGTCTATGCCGAGGCCAGAGGCACGGGTTTCGACGCAAAAGCGATCAGGGCCGTGGTGGCCCTGCGCCGCAAGGATGAACAAAAGCGCATGGAGGAAGCGGCGGTCCTCGACACCTATATGGCGGCGCTGGGCATGAAGCGAGACGAAGAATGACAAGGAAAAAGACCGATGCGAAAAAGCCAGAACACGCAAAGCCGGAAGACGACAAGCCGGTTGAACAGGAAGGCAGCGCGGCAAAGGCGGCTGATGGAATTGATGGCGCGCCGGTGGGTGAGCCTGCCGCCGGCGCGGACGGCGACGGCACGGCCGATGAAACCGCTGAAGCCAGCGCGGGCGTTCCCGACATTGGAACAGAGACGGGCGACGGAACACCGGCGAATGACGCGGCTGGCCATGCTGGCACAGATGTCGAGGGGGAAGGCGCACCCGTGAACCAGGGCGGATACTGGCCCGCCGCGTTCTCCACGCCGCTCGATGACAGCAACCGCATGCTGGCGATGGTGGCCGACGAGGCCGCGCGGGTGGCCGATTACGGCATGGTGCGGGTGCATATCTTCTTCGACACGTTCGATCCCGACGCGACCACCGGAGGGCCGAAGATGGCCGGGCCGGAACACCTGATGCTGGAAACAAAGGCGCTGGTGGACAAGATCGGCGAGCGCGCCACGCCCGAGGTGTGCTGGACCCATGCCAAGCTTGCCGGCGTTCTTAAAGGCGAAATGACGGATTGGGTCCGCACCTATTTCATGGTGTTCGTTTCCGTCTATCTGGAGCTGAAGATGGCGGCTGACCAGCACCGCGCCCGCATCGCCGCCGAGAATGCCCCTGCCCCGCCGAAGAAGAAGATCGATCCCGATGACCTGACCACGGGGACGGTCGAGGGGTTCGGCGCGACGATCAAGACACGATGACGGCAATCCCCGTGGCGGCTGCGGCCGCCACGGCGCAATGCATTTTGGAAATGACGGGCGGACATGGCGAAAACACCGAAAATTCAGGGCGGGCGCAAGGCCGCGAAGGCGGCTTTTACCGACGCGTTGCGCGAGATGGAGGAGCAGACGCCGGCGGCCGACATGGCCGACCCGAACGAAGCCCGCAACGGCATTGCGCCCGGAAAATGGCCGGGCTTTCCCGCAAACGCCCTGCCGCCAGACTGCCCGGTGACCGTGCTGGGCCTGAAGGGCGATGCCGTCTACATCATCTCCGCCTCCGGCCAGCTGCATGAGGTACGGCGCTGGGACCTGCCGACGCTGACCATGCTGTTTGCGCCTTATGGCAATTTTCTGAAATGGGCATGGCCGGGCTATTCCAAGGCCAAGGAAGACCCCAAGACCGGCGAGCTGCTACCGCCGCAGGTGAACCGGCTGGAGCGCGACAAATGCACGGAAGCGCTGATCAACGAGGCCGGGCGGCGCGGGATCTTCGACCCGGCCGAAAATGTGCGCGGGCGCGGCGGCTGGAAGACCGACGACGAACGGATGATATGGCATTCCGGCAAGTGGCTGTGGACCGTGGACACGACCGTGAACCGCGAGAACCGGGCGACCGGCTGGAAGCTGCAGCGCGCCAGGCCCGGCGAATATTTCGGCTATTTCTACAAGCAGGATGCGGCGATCATGGAGCCGTGGATGGAGCCGATCGGCGTGATGGACAGCCCGGCCCACCAGTTGCTGCAGGACCTGACCACGTGGAAATGGCAGCGACCGAAGCTGGACCCGATTTTCCTGCTGGGCTGGATGATGGCGAGCCTGATGGGCGGGGCACTGGACGTGCGGCCGATCGTGTTCACCACGGGGGGCGCCGGCGTGGGCAAATCCACGCTGCACAACATCATCCGCTCGCTGTTCGGCCGCACGCTGTTTTCCACGGCCAACACCACGGCGGCCGGCATCTATCAGAATATCGGCCATGACAGCCGGCCGGTGGCCGTCGATGAATTCGAGGCCCGCGCCGGCAGCGCCAAGGAGCAACAGGTGATCGAGCTGGCGCGGCAGGCCTATTCGGGCGCGGAGATGCATCGCGGCAGCCAGAACCACTCCGGCGTGGAATTCCAGCTGCGCAACGCCTTCATGTTCTCCTCGATCCTGCACCCGCCGCTGACGGTGCAGGACAAGACCCGCATGGCGATCCTCAATCTTCGCGCGCTGGACAAGGGGCATGGCCGCGCGCCGGTGATTTCCGATGTCGCCGGCCGCATGCTGCTGCGCCAGGTGATGGACGGGTTTCACGATTTCCACGCCCATATCCTGCCGGCCTGGAAGGTGATCCTCAACAAGGTGGGGTTTGATGCGCGCGCAATCGACACCTATGGCGCGCTGCTGGCGGCGGCCGAGCTGGCCGTGGGCCGCCAGGGCATGGCCGACCTGACCGGCTTTCCCGCCGATGACGAGGAGGCTGTCATAACAATGCTGCGCGACGCCACCGCCGAGGAGCGCGCCGCGCAGACGCCGAAATGGCAAGAAGTGATGGACAGGATCCTTGCCGCGACGATCGACCACTACCAGCACGGCGAGAAATACACCGTCGGGCGCGTTCTGGAGCAGCTGGAAGCCGAGGCCACGCCGCTTGATGAAGCCCGCGCGCGCCTTGCCATGATAGGGCTTGGCCTGCGCGACAAGGGCAAACCCTGCAAGGGCTATGGCCTGGCCGTGCCGGTGAATGACGAGGGCAAGCTGCAGGAGCTGTTCGCCCGCACCGACTATGCGCGCGGCGTGTGGACGCAGGCGCTGCGCCAGGCCCCGGAAATGGTGGTCCCGCCGGGACTGGAGCGCAAGCACTACATGGTGAAGATCAACCGGCAGGCCAAAAGCTGCACCATTATTGATCTTGCCGGCTATGACCTGGCGCTGGGCGGGGTTGATGAATAAAATTTACCCAGAATAGAATCGGCCGGCTAACCAAAAAATTACTGGGCTAACCGGCCGAACGGCTTTTGTTGGTGATCAAATCACCACTCTGCGTTTATAATAAAATAATAAGAGCTTGATCGAAGATATGATCAACGGCATCGGCCTCAGGCACCCATGAAACCAAAGCAATATTTAAAAGAGATAGCAATAAAGCTACAATCAGCCCTCCTACGACCCCATTAAAAATTGCTTTCAGAGAAAGCCATTTACTTCTATAACTAATATTCTCCTCAAGTTCAAAAACAAATTTTTCTGACGAATTCTCAAATATCTTGCAGTTAACTCTTACATATTTCCGATCTTCCATTACCTATATGTCCTTCTAGCGGGCGGTGCCTATGTTGGCTGACACCTTGTGCCTTCTGAATAGTAATCATGACAGATTATCTTCTCCATTTAGCAGGGTCTTATTTCCCTGCAGGTAGCAGGGCGGGATTGCCCTGCATGCTCAATACTTACTCTAAATTAGCCTCACTGTCAATCACCAAAGCGCACATTTGTCCGACAAAGTTGACACGTGGGCTAAACACGTGCTATTAAAGCTGTAGTTTATCGAATTTCAATTTCTTTAAACGGCAACCCGGAGTGGAATATGAAACAGAAAACCTCGAATCAAAAGCGGGGTCTTTATCCGAGAATCTCAATAAGGTTGACCGATGATTTAGAAAACGAATTGAATAGAATTCAAAAGGTTACTCATGCGAGTTCACCTAGCGAAGTAGTTAAAACAGCTCTCCTTCTATATTCATCAATGGTCAACCTTAGATTGTCAGGTGCCGAAATTTTAGTTGAAAAGACTGCCCCTGATGGAACAACGGAAAAAGAACCTATATTCTTGTAGTAGTAACGGCCGCTTAAGCGGCCGTTACTTTTATGACGTTTTGCAATTGATTTAGTGTAGGCGGAGTAGATGGCGCTTACACGGAGTCAGTTCCACCCTCGTCATTTAGTATTTTCAAATCGCCAGCGCCTCTGAACAAGTCGAACTGATCCGCCTCAGCATCGGCAAATAGTTTTCGAGTATTGATCTCGCTGACGCGACCCTGATTGACATCGCAGATGGCCGCGATCTTGTGCTGGGGGAGGCCTGCGGCCAGCAGCAGCTTTATCAGTGCCACCTTCTCTTTCGTGAGCCTGGAGGAGCTGGGCGGTACGGGAGTAGAACGAATCTTGGTAGGCATTACTTTTTCCTCGCACGACGTGCTCTGGCACTTGTCCGGGAAAGAGGTAGGCTATACGCTCTAAAGGCTAGGGAAGAGTGTAATGCCCTTCTTTTCCAGGTGATCCGCTTTCCAAGTGCACCAACACATGCGGATCATTTCGTTTGCGGCCGGCTGGGAAGCGCCAACTTCCTTGCCGGCCGTATTTCTTCATCGGCACCATACCGACGAACTCAGTATAGTCGACTTTGCCCTGGAAACGATCAATTGTGTTGATATGCACACCAATTCACAGGCTCCTGTGAAAAGCTTGGATTGGGAGATAGTATATTGACAGCTCACGAGCCCATCGTGTTCTCTTTTTGTTCGCCTAAACGAAGAGAAGTTCCCATGAGCCGCAAACGACCCAAGACCCTCCACCCGTTCACCCGTCAGCAGTTCCTCGACAAGCTCTATTATTGCAGGAAGGTGGCGCTTGATCTGAGAAGAGAGGCGCATTTCTCGTCGCCGGAATACGCGGCCGCCGGCGAGATGACCGATGCGATCGACAGGATCGCCGAGGCGCTGACGGGCGATCGCGAGCTGTATTGGCAGACGTCTAACGCTCATCGGGTGTTCACGCCAGGCGCGCCGCCTTGGACGGATGCGATGAAGGAATAACCTTTGTTTCACGATACGCCTGAGTACTTCTGCTCTACATAGTCCAGCACCTCTTGCCTGAAGTCATCATAGCGCCAGAGAATGCTGAAAAGAGCGGAGGATACCGCATTGATTTCCGGTTCGTCAGGAACCGCCTGCCCTCGTGCTCGGCTATATGTGAGCAGTGCTGAACTTCTGGCGTATATCTTGGCGCAGCGTAGAACCGTTTCTCTGGCATATTGGCCCTTAAACCGCTTGCCGAGATCGGACCGCAACCGTGTTCGAATAACCTGCAAATCAGCGATAAGGCGCATGAGCGGCGCGCGCTCCACTTCATCGACGAACTCGATCAACTCTTTAAGCGAGGTCAAACTTTCAAACGGGAATACAACATCAATGGCCTTAGGAGTTTCGCTCTCAGGAAGGGCGACATCCTCAGAGCTTTGAAACTCAGCCACATATGACGCTGCCCTTTCGGCATATTCGCAGATCGCTGCCAGCGCGAGCGGAGCAACTGCAATCGCGGCGTCCTTCTTTGCCTGCCTGCGGCTCACCTCGCGTCGATCCTCCGCCGTTATCTGACGGCTCACCATCCAGACGCTAGCGCCAGCCGCCAGCACGGCCGCTATGCCGGTAATCAGCGTCTGATAGTGATAGAGCGGGTTTGTCGGTGTTGCCCTTGGATCGCCCGCGAACGCGCTGAACAGAGCTATTGCTGACGCCACAGCAATGCTGATCAGCACCCCTGAAGCCAATCCCGTGACAAACAGGCCCTCCAGCTGCAGGCGTTTCCAGAAGCACCTTATCCCCGTTTTCTCGTCCCTCACGTTAACCCCCGCCCTTTCGACATGCTGCCAATCCACCATAGAAACCACGTTTCACATTGAACTCAACCCCCTGCCCTGAGGGGGATTAAGCGGAGCCCGCGCCGGACCGTGCCAGAGCGCCGCTGGTCGCGGCGCTTTCGGCTGATGCCGCGTGATTTTGGCCGGCGCGGGCACTTGACGCGGCGAAATCGGTGTCACGGTTGGCGCGGAGCGTTCCGGCATCTTCGACGGGCGCGGGTGGTTGACGGCGGTTGACGATGGGTTGACTGCAAGTCAACCGAGATACTTTATGGAAAACAAGGACTTATGCTGACGGTTGACGGGTTGACCGGATATATAGTTTTTTTTACACGCGCGCGCATGCGTATACGCGAAACAAAACACGTCAACCCGTCAACCCATAGGCGTATATAACTGAAAACAAACAGAAATCGCGGTTGATTTGCCGGTTGACCGGCGGTTGATCCAGTGAACCGAATAAAGAATTGGGGTGATAATCGGACATGGCCGACGACGACGCGAAAAAGGGGACTGAAAGGGCACACACGCCGGGCGAAATTCCCGGCGATGGCGGCGACCAGGCGCGGGCGGCGAAGATCGGCAGCGGCAAGGCCGAGATCGAGGCGGCGATGACCGGGCTTGCGGCCGAGATCGCGAGCGAGGACGATGCGGATCAGCTTCCGCTGATGCTCGACGAACAGGATGAACAGATGGCGCTGTTCTCCGGCCCGGTGCGCCACGTCGCGGACAAAATCGATGCTTCACGGCGCGGGCGCGGGAGGCCGAAGGGCGCGAAGAACAAGGCCAATGCCGAGTTTCGGGACGTGGCGATGCGCATGGGCTACAGGCATCCGGGCTTGAACCTTCTGGCGCTGGCGAATGCCAACCCCTACGCGCTGGCTGCCGAGCTTGCCGGATACGATGCGGGCGAACATGATCCGCGCGCGTACCTGCATGCGCTCGTGCGCGAGGGCAAGCTTATGGCCGCCGCGATGACGGGTCTGGTCATCAAGGCGCAAGAGATGATCGGCAAGGCCAACGCCGAGTTGCTGCCCTACTTCGAGAGCAAGGCACCAACCAAGGTTGACCTTCCGCCCGATCGGCCGATGGGCGTAATGGTCATCGGGGAGATGCATATCGAACGGGCGCGCGATGACGCGGTGTTTGACATGACCCGGTTCGACAAACCGGAGTGAATGAAATCAATGGGTTAGCCGTGTGACATTTGCGGCGGAAGTCACAAGTCGCCTAAGTTATTGATATCGTTGGCGATGCGACTGATTGCATATCAGTGGGGCGACCCCTCTTTTCCGCGCGCGATCGCCCTCCCCCTGGCATTCTTCGCCGCCGGCCGGCTTCAAAAATTTTTTCGCCACCCCTCCCACGGGGTGTGCTGCCTCACACACACCGGCCCTGCCGACTTTGCCAGTTAACCGGATTTGCCGCGAACTAAATTTGTTCTCGCGATGGACGGGGCGCGGGTGCGCCCGACCCCACACTTTCCGCGAGGGCAAGGGTCTTGGGTATCGATCTCAAACATTACAGGCCGCCCGGGCCTGTGGGTGCGGCGTTTCTGGTTTCGCGCGGGCCGATCGATATCATCATGGGGCCTGCGGGCTCCGGGAAGACCGTCGTTTCCTGCGCCAAGGGCCCGATGCTGGCCGCGTCCTACATGCCGGTCTGCAAGGATGGCTGGGTCCGCTTCAAGCTGTCGACCGTGCGCGACACCTATCGCGATTTCGCCCGAACCGCACTCGCCTCCTGGCATGAGATGTTCCCCAGGGATCATCCCTGGACGGTTTCCTACGAGGGCGGCCAGGATCGGCCGATCAAGCACAGGCTGAAATGGGAGGCCTGGCGCGGACCCGACAAGGTGATGATCGATTTCATCCTCGAAACCGGCGCGATCGGCGACGCCAATGTCGAGCAATACATCAAGGGGTTTGAAACCTCGGCAGGCTGGGGCAACGAGGTCGACCTTCTGGACGAGCGCGTCCCGGGCCTCCTGTTTCAGCGCACCGGGCGTTATCCGCCGGTCGAGATGATCGCGCCGTCCGAGCTCGATCGGGTGTCCAAGGATGGGCGCAAGGCCATGGAGTTGATGGGCATGACGGTCGAGCCCAACGAGGTGGTTCTCCCGCGCATCTTCTGGGGCGACATGAACCCGCCGGATATCGACCACCCGCTGTTGAAGCAATGCGGCTATGGCCATCACAAGGATCAGAAAAACCCGGCTTTCAATTTTTTCCAGCAGCCCGGCGGCCTCGATGCCGGGGCGGAAAACCGCGTCGGCAAGCCGCGTTCTTCCTACGAGCTGGAAGCAAAGACACAGCCGGAACATATCGTGCGCCGCATGGTGCACGGCCTTGCGGGTTACGCCCAGGACGGCAAGCCTGTCTATCCCGAATTCTCGCAGAACCGGCATGTTGCCGACCAGACCATCGCGCCGGTCAAGGGCATTCCGCTGACGATGGGCATGGATGCCGGCGGATCGCCGGCCGCGACGATCGGGCAATTCTTGCCCAATGGACAAAATCGGCTGCTTTGCGAGGTGGCGAGCGAGCCCGGAACCGGCCCTTCCACCTTCGGCAACATGTTGCTGGAAGTGCTGATGTCCCGTTTTCCGGGCATGCCGATCGCCGGCGTCTGGTGCGACCCCGCCGCATTCATGGGCGGTGATACAAACACCGGCGAATTCAACTGGGTGCTGACGGTGCAGAACGTCATCCGCATGCCGATCATGCCGGCGCCATCAAACGAACCCGGCATCAGGCAAGAGGCGGTCCGCTGGTATCTTGGCGGCCGGATCGACGGCACGACAGAGCGCTATCTGGTTGATCCGTCATGCCGGCTGATGATTGGCGGTTTTGCCGCGCACTACAAGCTGACGAAACAGGCCAGCATTGGCGGAACCGACAAGCTTGCCGTCGTGAAAAACGAGTACTCGCACCCGCATGACGCCGAGCAATACCGCTGCCTTGGCTATCGCGGGCTCGCTTCGGTCATCGGCGATGCCGCTAAGAACTCCCTGCCCGCCAATGTGTCGAACCTTTTCAGCCAGCGCAAGAAGCGCGAGGAGGCCGGGCCTAAGCGGGATTTCAACGTATGGGACGTTTGAAGTTTTCGGCTCCTGCGGCGCTGACCGATTGCCTGGAGGCGGCCGGGGCGCGCGGATTTGTGCGCCGCGCGCTGTTGTGGATGCGCGAGGCAGGCGACAGCGCGGCGGTGTTCGACGATGACGGATTGCTGGCGGTGGCGTTTCTGGTGCCGGCCGGCGATGAGCTGGAATTCTGCCTTGCGATCCTCCCTCGCGCGCGGGCGCGCATGCGAGGGCTGGTGCGCCTTGCCCACTTAACGCTTTCCCGGCTCGCGGAAAATGGTGCCGTGATCACATGCCGGGTGCGGCCTGGTCATCGTCCAGGCGAACGCATGGCCGCGATGACGGGCTTTCGGCATGTGGATGGCGACAAATGGATATTCGAAGGGATCGCGAGCGATGGGACGGATCGTCAGAGGCCTGTTCGGCGGCGGAGCCGACAAGGAAGCCAAGCAGGAAGCGCAGAAAAGCCGCGAGCTGCAGGCGGTGTCGAATGACCGGCAGCTTGCCGAGGTCAACCGCGCTGACAACAAGGCCGCTATATCCCGCCGCCCGCCGCGCGGCCGCCGCCTTTTCGAGGACGGCCCGGACGGCATGAGCGCGGTGCTTGGCGGATGAAGGGTGACCGGAAAGTCGATACCAAGGCGCTCGAAGCCAGGCGCAGCAAGGCGTTCAGCCTTCGATCGCACTGGAACCCGCTTTATCAGGACGCCTATGATTACGTGATGCCGATGCGCCGGCCAACCGGCAAGGGGCGCAAGGCCAACCAGCCCGACCGGCTATTCGACATGACCGCGCCGATGTCGGCGATGTATTTCGCCGGCGCGCTGCAACGCGATCTTTTCCCGGCTGGACAGCCGACATTCTCGCTGGAGGCCGGGCCGCTCGCCCGGCTTGCCGTCATCGAGAAGGACCTCGCCACGCTCAACCGGCGGCTGGAGGAGATGGCGAAGCAAATCCATCCGTTTTTCCTTGCCGGCGACTGGGATACGGCGGTGCACGAAATGTGCATCGACCTTTCCATGGGCACCGGAGCCATTCTTCCGGTCAAGGGCACGCGCGACCAGCCGCTTATGTTCGCCTGCATCCCCTTCGATCAGCTCTATATCCTGTGCGATGCCTTCGGGCGGGTGCGCTATGTGTGCTGGGATCAGGAGCTATCGGCCGACCAGATCGTGGCGGCCTTTCCGGACGGGCATTTTTCGGATGAATTTCGCAAAAAAGCCAACCGGAACCCGTCCGACAATATCGTTTTGCATCAAGAATGGTGGGCGGACGCGGATCCGCGCGGCGGCTGGCATTTTTGCGCCCGCCTCGACAATGAGGGCAGCGTGATCGAGCATGAACGCTACCGAACCCAGCCGGTCGCCGTTGCCCGCTATTACCGCGTACCAGGCGAGGCCTATGGGCGCGGCGTGGTGCTGACGGCGCTGCCGACGATCAAGACCGTGAACAAGGCTCAGGAGCTGGCGCTGAAATCTGCCGCGATCGCTATGCTGGGCATATGGGGATATCGCGCCGGCGGCACCTTCAATCCCGACACCGTGCGCATGGGGCCCGGGCAGTTCTGGCCGATGCAATCGACCGGCGGCATGCTGGGCCCCGATGTGCAGCGGCTTGACCCGGCGAACGGTCGCCTGGACGTCGCCAAGATGCTGATCGGCGATCTTCAGCAGCAAATCCGCGATGCGATGTTCGACACCCGCCTGCCGGAATACCAGGGCACGCCGCGATCGGCCTCCGAAATGGCCGGGCGGCTTCAGCAGCGGGCGAATATCCATATCGGCGCGTTCGGCCGCCTCGTGCATGAGATCATGCCGGTGGTGGTGCCGCGCGCCGCCGAAATCCTGATGGAATGGGGTTTCCTCAGCGAGCTTCGGACAGTCGACAATCTTTTGATTTCCGCCTCTGTGCGTTCGCCGATGGCGGCCGCGCTCAATGCGGACAGGATCGCGGCAATCGCCAATTACCACGAGATGGCAATCGCAATTGCCGGGCCGGAACGGGTGCGGCTTTACGAGAACCAGGACAAGGTTATGGAGAAGATCGCCGACGGCCTGCAAATCCCGAAGGACATGATCCCGACCGAGGAGCAGAAACAGCAGGTAATGCAGGACATTCAGAACGCGCAGGCGCAGCAGCTCGGGGCGATGTTTGCCGCAGAGGCCGCCAAGCAGGCTCCGGGGATGATTGCCCGCGAAGCCGAGCAGGAGGCCGCGTAAATGGGCAATGGACCATTCATCGCCGCCCGCGAGGCGCAGCCGATGGACCTGCTTGAGAGCGGAATGGCGGGAGGCGGCTGGGAGGCGCTGGAAAAGGTGTTCGCCCAGGCCCCGGAAACGGCCGGACCGCTGAAGCCCGCCGACGATCTGGCCGCGTTCATGTGGGGGCTTTATTGCACCGCCCAGGGCCGCGCCATGTTCGAATGGCTGATGGACGTGACCGTGCGCCAGCCCTTCCGGATGACGGGACAGAGCTTCGAGCAGACCGCCTTGAACGCGGCCTGCCGCGAGGGCCGCGACGCGGTTGCCATGCTGATGATGCAGGCCGTCGAGGCCGGCAAACAATCGACCGAAAACAAGAGAAAGAAAACGGAGAAGCCCGATGCGTGATCTTCTGAATATCCTGTTGTTTGCCGCCGACGATGGAGGCGCTGGCGGCGGTGCTGGCGACGGCGGCGACGGCGGCGCGGGCGATGCTGCTGCTGCGGCGGCGGCCGGGGCTGGCGATGCTGGCAAAGGTGGTGGCGGCGCTGGAGATGGCGGCGATCCGGCTGCCTTCTACCGTCCCGAGGGCCTGCCCGACAGCATGGTCGGCAAGGATGAGCGCGAGACCATGGACAAGATGGCGAAGGCGCTCAACGGGTACCGCGATCGCGATGCCAAGGTGAAGGTTCCCGAAGATGCCGGCGAGTATTTCAAGTTCGGCGACGATCAGCCCGAGGAAATCCGGCCCTATCTCGCCGAGATCGCAGAAGACGAGGCGATGTCTAAGCCGATGGCGGACTTCCTGAAGGCGGAGAAAATCCCGGTCGAAACCTTCCAGAAGATCGCCGGCAAGTTTCTCGGGATTTCGGCTGAAATGGGGCTGATGGAACCGCCCGTCGATGTCGCGGCCGAGCGTGAGGCGCTTTTACCTGAGGCGGCCAAGCATCTGCCCGAGGCAGAGCGGAAAAAGGCGATCGACGCGCGCATGAATGAAAACTTTTCCTATGTCGACGGCCTGGTTGAAAAGGCCGGGCTCGACAAGGATGCGGCCGAATACGCAAAGGCCATGCTGGGCGACAGCGCCAAGGGTCACCAGTTCTTTGAATTCATGCAGAAGGCTATGGGCCGCAATGGCGGCGGCGGGCCGGCCATGGGCGACCTCGCCAATGGCGGGGACAAAAGCGCGCGCGCAGCGCTGCAAGCCGAAATGGCAAAACCGGAAATGCAGCGCGACCATCCGAAATTCGATCGCAAAGCCTATGAGGCGCTCATGCAGCGCTATCAGCAGGAAATCGGCAACTGACGCACTTAACGGCCTTCGGCGGCCTGCATGATTTGCAGGCTACCGGACGGGAGCGACCCGAAAAGGCGGCGGCTATCCTTCACAGGACCCGCCAGCCCTTCGGCTAATCGGCCCTCACGGTGATTTCGTCCAATCATCAAACATTGAGGGTTTATCATGTCTCAGAACGTTGCAGCCTGGTTCAAGGAAATCATCCGCGACAAGGTGCGGATGCGCTACCAGCAGCAGGGCGCTTATCTCGACGGTATGTTTACGACCGGCGACGGCGGTGCAGGTGAAATCAAATATCCGGTCATCGGCGGCACGGTGCTGATGTACCAGCTCGACGGCACCATTCAGGAAATCGACGCCTCCAAGCTGAATTTCGACATGCTGTCTGTAAAGGTTCTCGACTGGGAAGCGGCGGCGTATCTTCCTATGCCGCAGGATGAGCGAAAAATGGGCCCTGCCGCGCAGGACGGCATCGCCAAGCTGATGGCACTGTCCGTGCGCAAGAAGCGCGACGGGGTAAGGTTCGATGCGCTGAACGCCTTCGCTTCGGCCACATCGACCCTCTCTGACAACCCGAAAACGGTGCAGACGATCGGTGACGGAAGCGCGCGTATTACCCTTGAAGATGCAGTACAGGTCACCGACCGGCTGCGGGGCAGCGCGGTCGAAGACGATATCTACTGGCCGATGCCCTACACGTGGTTCTCGCAGCTGGAATTCTATGAAGAATTCAAACGCCGTGACTATCAGGGCGACAAGGAACTTCCTTTCGCTCGGATGTCGAACGTCAACAAGCGCACCTATCGCGGCGTTCACTTCATTGCTCTGCCCGATGAAGTGTTCACCTATGGCACCGGAAAATACGGAACCGGCTCCAACGGCGATCCTTTCGATGAAGCAGGCTACCTCGACACCTTTGCCTGGGCGAAGGACGCGGTCGGCGCCGAAATCGAATGGAGCCAGGAAGACATGGACATGACGCGCCTGCCGCAGCTCAAGGGCTCTCCAACGCTCTGCAAGGTTCAGCTTTCCGGCAATGCCGTTGGTCTTCTGCCCGAAGGTGTGAAACGCATTCGCATGAAGGCGATCAACAAGGCAATCGATCCGGCCTGAGGCCTCACATGAAACGCGGCGCGGCTGCGATGCCGCGCCCAGCTTTCCAACACAACGAGGAATATCATCATGGCTTTCAACAAGTACCGCCTGACTTCGGCAGGCAAGAGCGTCGAGATCAGCGCAGGCCTGTTTTCCAGCCTGCAATTCTACGCGACCGAAAACACCGTGGCCGAGGTGACGGCCGCAGGCTATTTCAATGAGGGGCGCAAGAGCCTTTATAAAAACATGTTGATCCTGGCTGATTGCGACATCGACGGGACGCCGGCCGTCGCCCTGCTGCGGGTTATCAACGTGCCGGACAGCGGCAATGTGACGGTCGCTATTCAGGACCTGACGGCCGCCCCGTAACGCAAGCTCCCACTTAACCGCCAGCCACGGCCGATAGACTTTCGGCCGTGGCTTTTTCTTGCGGGAAATCTCATGGCGATCGACAAGGCAACAATCATCAACTGGGCGCTGGTCGATATCGGCGCGGGGCCGGTGTTTTCCGTCGATGACGGGTCCGATCTTTCCGAGCAGTGCGAAAATTCCTGGCAGCGATGTGTCGACGAGGTGTTCGGCATGCATGACTGGTCGTTCGCGCGGAAAACCTATCGCAATGTCCGCCATGCCGAGACCCCGGAAAACGGCTGGCGCTACGGTTTCGACCTGCCGGGCAACCGGATTGGCCCGCCGCTGAAGATACTGGACCAGGCCGGCAGCTCGCCTCGCCCTCTGCGCAATTACGACATCGAGGAGGGCAAGCTTTTTTGCGACAAGCCGGAAACATGGTCTCGCTGCAAGGTGGCGGTTGCGCCCGATGCCTGGGAACCGCCGTTTCGCGCAGCCTTCGTGATCGCGCTCGCCGGCTATCTCGCGATCCCGATCTGGTTCGACGAGGATCTTCGCGACGCAAAGCTTACGGAGGCTTTCGGCTCGCCCTCGCAACAGGGCGGCGGCGGCAAGCTTGGCCGGCTGATGGCGCAGGATCGCGCCGGCGCGCCCGTGGGGCAGACGCAGGCCAACGATGACCCTCTGACGGCCGCGCGAATGACTGGCGCAGGCCCGATCCACACGCCATGGCACGGGGATTTCTGACATGGTTTCGGCGATCTCCGGCCCGTTCAACAGTTCCGCCAATGCCGGCCAGCTTTCCGAAGACCTGCACGGCAAGGTGAACCTCAAGCAGTATTATTCCGGCGCACAGCGCATGCTTGGCGTGGAACCCGTGCCACAATCCGGCTTTCAGCTGATGCCGGGCACCGTTTATGCCGGCCCCGCCCCTTCCGGCGAAAGCCGCATGGGGGTGCTGCGGGTGAATGGCAGCCTTTCCTATACGCTGATCTTCACGGCCGGCCAGGCGGAAATCTGGCGCAACGACATGGTGAAGGTGGCGACGGTCTCGCTGCCCGCGATCACGACCGACCTTCTGCCCACGCTGAAATTCTACGGCGAGGCAAACACGTTCGGCATCTTCGCGCAGTCGATCTGGAGCGGCATTCGCCTGTTTCGCGACGAAAACGACGATACCAACTGGGCCGTGACCGACTGGCCCTATGAATATCTGCCCGAACTCGACCTTGGCGGCAGCTATGCGACCACGACGGACGAATGGGAAATCTATATCCGCTGGTCCGACGAGGCGACCGCGCTTGTGCTTTCCTGCACCGTCGACGGCGTGGATACCGCCGCGATCAAGCTTGTCGACGGCAGTTCGGACCCGCTCGACCCCGACGCGGCCACGGATGCGGAATGGGATGATTTTGCCGCGGCTATTCAGGCGGCGATCGCCGATCTTGCCGGTTTCGAGACCGGCGTCGCCGTGGTGGCGACCGACAAGGCCACGCGCTACCGGGTGTTTCGCGTTACCTTCGGCGGCGATCTTGCGGGAGCCGAATACGGCTTCGACGCGCAGATCGTGAATTCGTCGCAGCTCTCCGCCCTTGTCAGCCATGTCGAGGTGGGAAAGACCGAGGGCGAGCCGCTGATTTCGTCCGGACGCGGCGGGTTCGCCGGCATGAAGATCTATCAGGACCGCGCTGTCTACCACGCCCCGGCCGCCAAGAAGGCCGCGCTCAACATGTCGCAGGCTGGCGAGTATTTCACGCTCAACATCGAAACCGACAAGCCGAACGATGCCCGGCTGGAGGCGTTGCGCACCGACACCTCCGAGGAAATCACCCACCTCCTCGATGACACCTATCTCGTGGTGTTCACCGACCAGGCGGAATATTTTCTGACCAACCGGAAGCTCGACAAGTCCGAGACGCTGAATTTCGTGCGCGCGTCCGAGATCGGATCGAGCCGGACCTGCGAGCCGGTGACGATCGACGGCCGGGTGTATTTCTTCTCCGCCGACGGGTCGATCATGTATTCCTCCGTCTATGACGCGGTTTCCACCACCTATACGCCCGACCCGGTGAACGACCTTAACCGCGACCTGTTGCAGAACGTGCTGCGTACGGCGCGCCAGAGCAAGACCAGCGGCATGAAGTGGAACCGACTGTGGGTGCACCGCGCCGATGGCCGGCTGGCATGCGCAATCGTGAACAAGGCGCAGGAAATCACCACGGCGGCGGCCGAATGGCAGATCGCCGGCGGCGGCAACGTCAAATCCCTTGCGGTGGACGGCCAGCAGAATGTCTGGCTGATCGTGGAACGCGGCGGCCAGTATTTCCTCGAGGTGATGCGCGAGGCATCCGAAACGCTGTTTCAGGCGACGATCAACGTGACCACGGACGCCAACGGCGTTGCGACCGGGCTTTCGGCGCTGGAGGGGCGGACGGTATGGGCCGATCTCGACGGCGATATCCACGGGCCTTTCACGGTTTCCGGCGGGCAGATCGACACCGATGCGGAAAATGCCAGCGGCCGCGTGGGGCTTTGGCAGGCTCCGGTTTTCGAGACGCTGCCCTATGTGCGGGTGCTGCGCAATGACGACATTGTGCGCCGGCCGGGATGCGTGAAATGGGTCCGGTTCTACCTGCTCGACAGTACCAGCGTCGCGATCGGCGCGAACGGCCAGCCGGCAAAGGACGTGCCGTTGCAGCGGTTTTCCGATGATCTTTCCGGCCCGCGCCAGGGGCGCACGGGCCATATAACCATTGCCGGGCTGAAGGGCGCCACCATGGACCCGACGCTGACCATAACCCAGACGCGGCCGGGCCGGCTTAGGCTGCGCGATTTCGTACCGGGGGTGAAACTCTGATGGCACAGCTTGCAACGGCAGTTCTCGGTGCGTTCGGCGTTGGCGGCGGCGCGGCAGCGGCGGGCACGGCAGGAACGGCGGCCGCCGCCGGCGGCGCGGCGACTGCCGCCGCAACCTCCGGCATGACGCTCAATTCCATCCTGCAGGGGGTGGCGACGGTGTTTTCCGTGGGCAACACGCTTGCCGCCGGCAATGCCCAGGGCGAGAGCTACGACCTGGCCGCCGAGGACGCCGCGCGCCAGCAGCCGCTGGAAACGCTGCAGGGCATTGCCGCGCGCACCTCCATCAAGGCGCAGATGGCCGATGCCATCGGCGAGATGGACTCGGCGAACGCGGCCGGCGGCGTCGACCTTTCGTTTGGTTCTCCGGTGGAGGCGCGCCGGCAGGCCTTCCGCGAGGGCGACAAGGCCATCAACACCCAAGTCGCGACCGAGCAGAGCCGGAAGGGCCGACTTCTGGAGCGGGAAGCCTATTTCCGCAAGATGGGAAAGAAGGCGCGCCGCGCCGCCGGCTTCGAGGCGTTTGGCCAGATTTTCGACACCGGCATGGCGATCAAGAACAGGGTGTAACATGGCAAACCAGCAGCGCTCGCCAGTCGGCTACCGGCCGTTCAAGACCGACCCGATCCTGGAAGACAGCCTTCTTTCCGTGCCGCGCAATGACGGCGGCGAATTCGAGCGCCGCGTTGCCGCCGGCTTTCAGCGCGCGGGCCTGCAATTCGGCGAGCGGGCAGACCGCGCGGCGCAGACGCTTGGCGAACTGGAGGGCAAGCGCGACGCGATCGAGGGCGCGCCTGGCGCGGAGGAAGAATTCCGCCCGACGCGGCGCGACAGCATTCGCGGCCGGGCCTATGACAAGGCCGGGACGCAGATCTACCTTGAACAGCTCGACCAGACGATGATCAACGAGCAGAAGGCGGCCTATGAGAAATACGGCCAGAGCCCTGAAAAGCTGAAGGATGCACTCAACGCATTGCGCGACGACCACATGAGCAAGCACGTGTTCGAGGAGATCGCGCCTGAATACAAGCTCGCCTTTGAAAGCCGAGCCACCAAGCTTTACGAGGCCTCGAAGAAGGCAGCGGCCGCGCGCGCGCGGGCGGCCGCTGCCAGGGCGGCGGCAGCTTCCCGCGCGCAGTATCTTGAAGCCCAAAAGGAAAACATGATCGACCTGCAGCGCCAGGCGATGAATATGGGCGCGGACCCGGACGGCGAAAGCGCGATCAACGACCAGCTCGACCTGATCCGCACCGACCTGCAGGCGGCCGCCGCGAGCGGGCGGATTACGCAGAAACAGGCGGAAAAGCTTTCCGAGGGCGCGGCGCTGACAGTGGCGCGGGGCACGATACAGGCGAAGTTTGACGCCGCCGAGACTGCCGACGAAAAGGCCGCCTTTGCCGAGGACCTGAAAAAGGCCTGGCTGGCCGATGACGAAAAGCTCGGCATTTACCGCAACATGCCTTTCGAGGATATCGAGAAGGTCAGCGCCGGGCTGCAACGCGACGCCGAGCAGCTGCGCCTGGCGGAAAAACAGGAAAACCAGGCGCGCGCCTCCGAACTCGAAGACCTGATCGCCGATGACGTTGCCAGCATGGGCGCGACCGGCCAGGGCGTCGATCTGGAAGAAAGCGGGCTCACGCCCGAGAATGTGGAACGCTACCTCGGGCCCGAAGTTGCCCGCGAGTGGCAGGAAACCCGTTCCGATGCCGGCCGCTTCTACGACGTGACGGCGGCCATGCCCAGCGAAAGCGCGCTGGATATAGCCGAGCGGCTGGAAAGCCTTCGACCGGAACCGGGCGCGGCTGGTTTCGTGCGCCAGCAGCAGACCTATGAGGCCGCCCGCGAACACGCGAAGGCCCTGCTTGAGGAACGCGCGGTCGATCCGCTCGGCCAGGCCGAACGCGCCGGCATGGTGAAGCTGGCGCCGATCGATCTTTCCGAGCCGGACGCGCTGGTTTCCTCCATCGCCGGCCGCCAGTCGCAGCGCCGGCAGGTCGAGCGCGCCTATGGGCAGGCGGTTCCCTTCTTCCGCCCGGGCGAGCAGGAGCGGCTTTCCTCCGCCCTGTTGCAGAACCCGGCCGCCATTGCCGGATTTTCGCAGATGCTGGTGAACACGCTGGGGCCGCAGGCGATCCCCGTGCTTTCCGAGCTGAGCGATGCCGCGCCGGTGGTGGCGCACACCGCCGGCATGGCGCAGGCAACCGGCGACATGTCGGTTGCCGCCGATGTCGCCGAGGCGCTGCAGTTCCGGCGCGACAAGGTTTACACCGTGAAGATGCCGGATCAGGCCACACAGACGCAGGCAGCGCTTGCCGAGGTGGGGCCGGCCTTTCTCGGCTCCCCGCGCCTTCAGACGGCGGTGTTGCAGACGGCGAACATTCTTTTCGAGAAGGCGGCAAACGAACAGGGCTTCGACCCCGCCGATGTCGACGAGCCGGGAACGCCGGCAAACGAGGCCTATCTGAAAGCGCTGGACCGCGCCGCCGGCGGCCGCCGCATTGGCGGGCGCGATCTCGGCGGCTTTGCCGAAGTCAACGGCCAGAAGATCATCGTTCCGCCCGATCTTGAGAAATCCGCGCCGCAGGACCTGCTCGACAATCTGACCGAGTTGCAGCTTGAAGCCCTGCCGCCGATCCAGACCGGCGATTTCGACATACCGATCCGCCGGCTGCGCAACGCCCAGCTCGTCGGCGTCGGTGACGGGCTCTATCGCATGGCGCTTGGCGATCCGCTTTCCGACGATCCGCAATATCTGGTCACGCCCGAGGGCGATGCCTGGGTGCTGGATATCCGCCAGCTGGCCGACATCGAGGCCCGCACGGTGACGACGATCGAGCGGACATCGCGCAACCGCAGCACACGGCAAACCGTGATCCTGCCATCCGCTTCGGAGGCAGGCGACCAGCCGCCGGCATCGCAGCCGCTTGCGCCCGCCGCCGCCCGCCGCGCCCGGAGGGATGACAGATGAGCATGTGGCTTTACGAGCCGACGCCGTTTCGCCCGCAGACGGTTGCGCAGGGCCAGTCCACGCTTGGCGAAATCTTCCAGTCGCAGTTCGAAGCGGGCAAGCTGACGGACAACATCAATTCACGTTCGACCGCGCTCGCGCGAGCCTATGACGAACGGATCTCCGCCATCCGCGAGGCGACCGGCGAAACCCATGTGAACCCGTTCACCACGCGCCCGGGGCGATATCGGCCGGGCCGCGACCGCGCGGAATTCGAGGCCACCGAATATGCCCGATCCGCCGCCGGCTTCAACGACTGGCTGAAGGCACTCGAAAAACGTCACCCGGACAGCAAGGATATCATCCGCGCCGGCGAACCCGTCGAGAATGACGCAAAGGCGCTGGCGCGCAACATGGACGAGGAGGCCGCCAAGACATTCGCGGCGGCGCGCGGGCCGATGAAATGGACCGCCCTTTTCGGCGGCCGCGCCGGCGCGATGTTCAACGATCCGATCCAGACCGGCGGGCTTGTCTTCGGCGGCGGCGCTGGCGCTGCCAAAACCGTGATGGGGCGCATTCTGACCACGGCCGCGACCGAGGCGCTGGTGAACGGCGCGGTGCAGGCCGCGACCGAGCCTTTCGTGCAACGCTGGCGCAAGGAAGCCGGGCTTGAAAGCGGCTGGGGCGAGGCCGCGCGCAATGTGGGTTTCGCGGCGCTGTTCGGCGGCGTTCTTGGCGGCGCTGGCCGCGCCGGCGTGGAGGGGCTTTCCGCCCTTGGCCGCGCTTCCGAGGCCCGCGCGGCCGCGCGAAGGGCGCTGCTTGATGACCCGGCAACGCCGGAACCCGCCCGCCGCGCCCTTTCCGGCGAGAGCGAAGCGGCGGCCGCCGTGCTGGAGCCGATGCGCAAGAACCTGCCGGCCGAGGCGCGCGGTGCGCTGGATGCGATCGAAACCGAACGTGTGTTCGCCGCGCAGAAGCCGGCAGCGGCGCGCGCCAATTACCATGACACGGTGAGCGCGAAGGCGATCGAGGCGGCGCAGCGGCAAAGCCCGTTCATGTTCGAACCGGACCCTGCCCAGGTGCAGCGCATTGCCGACCGGCTTGCGCCGGAGACCGCCGCCCCTGCCCGCGCTGCCGACCGCGACATGCCGATCGACGAATTCCTGATGCGGCGCGGCGGCGTGAAGGATTACAAGGGCGAGCTGGCCTCGCTGGGGCTCGACAGGGCATCGCGGCCGTTTGTCGGGAAGCTTGTGAAGGAAAGCGGCGACACGCTGGACAATGCCCGGCTTGCCGCCGCCGAGGCCGGCTATTTCGATCATCTTTACGGCACGGCCGACAAGGCGGCCGAAAAGAGCACGATTTCCGACCTGTTGAACGCGCTCGACAATGCCAGCCGGGCGACCAGCGCGCAGCCGGCCGAGGAGGCCGAGCGGCGGGCGGTGGAAAGCCTTGTGCATGAGATCGTCGGCTATGCCGGCCCGAGCGTTGACGATGACCTGATCGTGCGCGCGGCCGAGCTGGCGAACGCGGAAAACCTGCCGGCGCTGGAGGCGCTGGATCGGGTGCTGATCGCCGATGACGCCCGCCGCTTTTCCGATGACGATATCGCGCCCTTCGCCTTTCCCGATGAAGATTTCGCCGGCGGCATGGATGACCCGCGCCTGGTGGACAAGGCCGACCAGGTTACGGCCAGTGAGCTTGGCGACCTGCCGGAGGATATGGAAATCCCGTTCTTCGACGATGACGGCCCGGCCTCGATCGCCGCCGTGACGGATGAGCTTGAACGCATCGACCGCGCCGCGCGGATTGTGGAGGCATGCAAACTATGAGCCTGCAAGATTGCCTGAACAGGGCTGTTAACGAAAACCTGCTTTCCCGCGATGACGCCGACCGGCTGGACCGCGAATTCAGCCGCATGCGCAAGCGCTATGCCGCCGCCAGCGAAGTGACGGCCGATGCCGAGGCGAAGAAGGCCCTTGCCGAGTTGCTGCGGGCCCAGAGCGCCCACCAGAAGCGCAAGGCCAAGCTTTCGATCAAATCCATCAACCGGATCGCGGCCCAGCTCGGAAACCACAAGAACGCCAAAGGCGAATTCGATATCGGGGAAGCCGCGGTCGATCTGCTGGAGCATTTCGGCACGTCGGAATTTGCCTCCGTCGCCGGCCGCCAGCGCACCATCATCGGCATGGCGCATGCGCGCATGGACGATATGCTTTCGCATTTCAAACGGTCCGCGCTGCTGGGCGATGCGGCGCGGCGCAACAAGGCCGATCTCGACAATGTGGTGCGCGAAAGCTTTGGCGAGGATACCGGCGACGCGGCCGCCAAGCAGTTCGCCAAGGTCTGGAACGACACGGCCGACTGGCTGCGCCAGCGCTTCAACGCTGGCGGCGGCGCGATCGGAAAGCTGGAGAACTGGGGCCTGCCCCAGCACCACGACGCAAGGGCGCTGCGTAAAATGGGGCCGGAAAAATGGAAGGCCGACATCACGCCGATGCTTGATGTTTCGCGGATGAAAAACCCGCTGACCGGCAAGGCGATCGATCTGGAAGAACTCGACGACGTGCTGACCGATATCTGGACCAACATCGCCACGGAAGGCTGGAACAAGGTCGAGCCCAAGCGCCAGCCCTTCGGGCGCGGCGCGCTTGCCAACCAGCGCGGCGAACACCGGTTTCTGGTGTTTCGCGATGCCGCAAGCTGGCTTGAATATCAGCGCCTTTATGGCGGCGGCGGCGATGCCTTCGGCGCGATGATGGGCCATATCAACATGATGGCGAAGGATATCGCCGCGCTGGAAATTCTCGGTCCGAACCCAAACGGCACCATCGAATGGATCAAGCAGGCGGTGCGCAAGCAGGCGGCCCTGTCAGCGGCCGGGCAGGCAAGCCGGTTCGCCGGCAAACCGGAGAATGCGCTTTCCCGCGCAACCGGCGTCGAAAAGAAGATCGACGCGGTTTGGGGTTCGATCCGGGGAACGTTGCAGACGCCCGTGAACGGCAAATGGGCGGCCGGCATGACGGCGACCCGCAGCCTGATCACGGCCAGCGTTCTCGGCTCCGCCACGATCTCCGCGATCTCCGATGTCGGGACAAGCATGATTTCCCGCAAATTTGTCGGTATCGGCGCAACCGGCGCGTTCGCAGACACATTCAAGGCGCTTGGCAAGCACACACAACAGCAGGCAGTGGCGTCCGGCCTTATCATGGATGAGGCCATGCATGTGTTTCACGCTCAGGCGCGCTATGTCGGCACGCTGGACGGGCCGGGCTGGTCGAGCTTCATCGCCGATCGGGTGTTGACGCTCTCTGGCTTGACGCCCTGGACCCAGGCGGGCCGTCATGCTTTCGGCCTCGCCTTCATGCGCACGGTGGCCGAACATGCAGGCAAGACTTACGACGCCCTGCCCTCCGCGCTTCGCGACACGATGCGGCGCTATGGCCTGACCGAAACCGACTGGAACGTGATCCGCGCCACCAAACAGCACGATATGGGCGGGGCAAAGATCCTGCGACCGAACGAGATCTTCGACCGGGGGGACAATCTGATTTCGGAACGCTATCTGGAGATGATCCAGTCCGAGACGGAATATGCGATCCCCTCCAGCTCTCACCGCTCGCGGGTGGCGCTGGTCGACGAAAACCGGCCGGGCACCTTCATCGGCGAGGTGCTGCGCTCCTTTGCCCAGTTCAAGAGTTTCGGCGCCGTGTTCATTCTCCTGCACGGCCAGCGCATTCACCGCATGCTAGTGGGTGAAAACCCGGCAAAGGGCGCGGCCTATGCCGGCTCTTTGCTGATCTCGACAACGCTTTTCGGCGCGATGGCCTATCAGCTGAAACAGATGGCGGCGGGGCGCGATCCGCAGGACATGTCGGAGCCGTCATTCTGGGGCGCGGCGATGCTGCAGGGCGGCGGGCTCGGCATTTATGGCGACTTCCTGTTTTCCAACATCAACCGCTATGGGGGCGGGTTTTCCACCACGCTTGCCGGGCCGGTGGTGGAGCGGGCGAACAATCTGTGGAACCTGACGGCCGGCAACGCGATCCAGCTCGCCAATGGCGACGACACCAAATTCGGCCGCGAGCTGAACAAGTTCATGCGCTCCAACACGCCGGGTTCTTCGATCTGGTATATCCGGCTCGCCTGGGAACGGATCGTGTTCGACCAGCTGCAGTATCTGATGGACCCGGAGGCCAACAAGGCGTTCAAGCGTAAGCAAAAGTTCTTCAAACGCGAGTTCGGGCAGGAATACTGGTGGAAGCCCGGCGAGCGCCGGCCGGAGCGCGGGCCTGATGTCAGATCGGCTGTATCGGCAACTGAGCGCTAGAAGGGTTTGTTTAAGTTTGTATAACGAGCTAGCCAATCGGAGTTTGCCTTATAGGGCTCAACTTTTCCTTTGTATGGCGGATAGTAGCCGGCATCCATGAATAGCTTTGACAAACGACTGAGTTCCCTCCCCAACTCGCGCCTCTGGATCATGAGGTAGATCCACCGACCCAGACAAATGGCCATTCCCATAAAGCTGGCTCCTGCAAGATAAGCGTTGGGGCCGTGGCCATCACCGTAGCCAAAGGCAAAACTAAAACCGAGAAAGCCGCCGAAAGCACCAACGAAAAGGCTGGTGCCGCTATAAAAACCATTGCGATGAAGTTGTGTCATGTCCTCATCAAGCCGCATGTAAAGCGGGACAAATCGTTCAAGTTCTTCCGGTAATAACTCTCCTCTGGTATCAAGCAACTTGTCATCCCCATTGACAAACATCCCGGTTTGATCAAGCTAACCATGCTTCTCGAAAAACGGGAAGCCCCGGTTAGCAGCGGATTGCGGAAGACGCTGCGATCACAGCCGATCGCGCGCATGAACGATTGACAAGGCTAGAACTGGAAGACTAACCCAGCCGCGAAAGTCGCTTGTCGGGCCCGAGCTCGATCTCAAAATCCCAAGTTGTTAACACGAGTTCGTCAGAGCAATGCTGGTTTGGCGAAAGACCGGTTCGAAACATTGGAGATACCAAAAAGATATCTCCGCCGTCCTTTGCAGCTAGCGGCACACTCGCGCTAACCTGGATGCCATCAAGGCTGGCGCTTCCTTTCAACTGAGTTGTAGTTCCGTCCCCGATTTGGACTAGGCAGTTATGCATGGCGGAAACTGCATATAGCGGGATGAGCGTGGCAAGAGTGGCCCGCTTTTCACGAACTTCGTCGTTTGTAACCAAACCATTGCTCTTGAGCGTTGCTATAAACTCCTCGACAAGTCGCTCTTCTTCAAATGCGCTCTTTGAAACAAATGTAGATGATACGCAGTTGAGCAGACTTGTCTCAATTTCTTTTAAGTCGTTCGGCAACCTCCAAGTGCTGTCGCCATTTTGCGACATACGTCCAATAACGTCCTGCAATATTTTGTTAGCCTGACCAGGCTTCAAGCCAGTTCCTTTCTTAATTGTTGCTGGCCCAACCCGATTGACGGCTATTCTGAAATACTCGACGGCCGTACTTGGCAGCCGGCTAGCGTCAAGGCCACCTGACCCATCTTCGAAAAAGGCTGGCACTAAGTAGCGAGTACTCGCGAACCATTCTCTCGTGCAACGAGTAGTGATTCCCTTATCCCGTTCATTGTGATGAGCAACAAAGTGTCCGATTTCTGCGACCGTTTCCCTGCCATCGCAATGATCTCGGGCATATAGAAAAAGCCCGGTCAGGTCGTCCGGGCGAAATTCGCCGTTGAGTAAACGTTCCACACGCGCTCTGGACTTGGAATCTGGCATTCCTATCAGCAACCCTTCAGAAGAAGATTTCAAATTGCAACATACAAGTTTTTCAATCGAACACTAAGTTGGATTCAAACCGAATTCGGGTCAAAACCGAATAACGGGCCACGCACTTAACGCCCCTGCCCCGCGCCTATCCTCTGTCTGATGGTATCAGGCAGAGGACCGACTTGTGGCAAATCCATATCCCATTTCGCGCGCGGCACGCGCGACAAGGGTTTTTAAAGGGTAGAAGGCGATGAAATTCTCATGGTCCGACACGCGGACTTTTGCCTACTCCTTCTGGCGCGAGGCCCTCCGCAGGAGGTTCAAGCTCGGGTTCATTGTCGGCCTCTACACCGGGGTACTCATTAACTTCCTTTGCTATATTATTCTCTCTAACATTCTCCAGTAGGAGTTCGTTCGTCAATTCAATGCAGCGCTCATGCAGGCTCACAAGCGTTGGGACAACATCGGGAGTTTCACCCGCGCTAGCGAGGTAAATCCCTGCAGCAAAAAATAAAAACGAGATGAATATACCCACATACCAAGCTCTATTAAAACCGTGCCCTCCCGCATTAAAACCGTGCCTTTCCGCCCTCTCCGCCAGCGCCTTGATCGGCAGAGAATTCTGTTTCATCAGATCCAGGCCATCCAACACCGGAACTGCACCGGAAAGGATATCTTGGGAAATGCCTTTGAAGATTTGAAAGTCTTTCCGGTCCTTGGCGATGGTTTCGACAATGCCGATCGCCTCGGTTGTAAGGTCGAACAGGCCGTCATCGACCTTTGCGTTCTCATTGTCGCAAACCGGACATATATCCGTGTTGTTGCGGCCATAGAAGAGCGATGTCCTGAAGCAGTAGTGCTTGGATGGAAATATCGTGCCGCATCGGTCGCAACGAGCGGGAAGAGCCGGTCCATCCGGCACCCATCCAGTTCGGCCATTCGAAGCCTTGAATTGCCTGCTCTCGCGAATGCGAGTGTTTGCGACGTCAGCCTTAGACCTCTCTACTGAAAAAGGTTGCGCCACATCTTCAAAGGTCACGTTTCGGGTCGTGATATCAGAATTTACGGACTTGATGCCGACGTTGAACCCAGAGAGTGTCGAGTTTTTGATTGTGACACCTCGAGAATTTCTGATGTCAAAAGCGGGCGACATGGGCCGAACTCCTCCGGGAAAACTTAACTCTACTGTGAGTCGGCCAGCGTTGTGAAGCACAGTGTCTCCATGCTGCCGATGGCTGCTTGAGAGCCTGCGCACTTAACGCCCCTGCCCCGCGCCTATCCTCTGTGTGACCGTTTCTGGCAGAGGGCTGGCTTGTGGCAAATCCTTATCCCATTCCGCGCGAGGCGCGCGCGACCGGCGTTCTTTCCGGTGATGGTAGCGCGAGCTACGGGCCGTTCGGCTTCAAGATTTTCGACACGACCGATGTCGAGGTGATCACCAAGCCGGAGGGGGCCGAAGGTTTTTCGACCGTCGCCGTTACCGTCGCCAAGGTCTCCGGCGCGGCGCTCGATCATTTCACCATCACCTTTCCCGCCGCCCTGCCCGCCACCACGAAATTTCAGGTGCGCGGCCGCCGCATTCATGAACGTTCCGCCGGCGTGACCTCCGGAACGCAGCTTTCGCCCGACGCGATGGAGAGGGAGCTTTCCAAGCAGGCGGCCACGCTGGAGGAGCTGAGGCGCGACGCGCCCGACATCGACCCCGACATCGAGGACGGGCAATCCATCATCCGGAAGGATGGCCGCATGGTGGGCGGGCCGAGCGCCAGCGTGATCGAGGCGATACCCGGACTGGCGGCCGAAGTGGCAAGTGACCGGCTAGCGATTGCGGCGGACCGGGTGGCGGTGGCGGCTGATCGCATGCAGACCGATCTCAATGTTATCCAGACCGGTATCGACCGGGCGGCAGTGCGCGGGTATGAGCAGAATGCCGCGAACCTTGCCAAGTTTTCCGGGGCACCTGATGGCTACTCGCTGCCGACCCCCGTGCCCTCTGAAGGCTCATTCTTCAAGCTGATCGTTCCCGGCGCGGGCCTCCTGGGGTATACGGTTGTCGGCGGCGCGTGGGTCTTTGACTCTGCGATCGGCGACCTGCGGTTCAACACCTCGCCGGAATTGAAGTATTTCGACAAGTCCGTAGGAGCCGTGGGCACCGTCGTTATCGGCGGCGGGTGGACGTATCAGCGCGTAGACGATGCCACTGTGGACCCGCAGTTCTCCACAGCCGCAGGGGAGAAGTTCAAGGTCTTGCCGATGAGTGGCAAGATACTGTTCCCCGCTTTCGTTCCGGCTGCCAACCCCACGAGTGACGATATCGCGCTCATGCAGAAAGCATGCGACGCCACGCCGGTTGGTGGTGAGTTTCTGTTGGGGACTGGCTACGAATATCGCCAGAGCGCGAAACTGCGCGTCAAGCACTCGATGACCGTGGATGGTGGCTGGAACCGCTTGCTGCTTGACGCGCCGAGCTTCCCCAATAACCGGCACATCGAAATCCAGCCCGACGAGCCCTGGGCAAACGGCGGCTCGCGCGTGCCAACAACTTACCAGTGGACGCAGACGATTGGCCTGGGCGAGCGGACATTCAATTTCGTCAATACGTTCAACATTGGGGACCGGGTAGCGATCCATCTCGGGACCGACCCCCACGACCCGATGGAGGGCCACTATGTCCGCGTTGTCCGGGTTATCGCCTCCGATGGCCTCAGCTTTACGACTGACGCAATCACGCCGTACCCCATCAACGGCACAACGCACCGTGTCATCAAGGTCAACAATCCGGTCCACGGGGTCACGCTTAAAAACCTGCATCTCGATTACGTTTCCGGCACAGTTCCGGATACCCACATCGTTGCCGGGTTTTGTTCCGGCATCAAGGTCCAGGGCGTGAAAACCGAAAAGGCGCGCATCCTCTTCAACTTTCACAACATGTACGACTTCAAGGTAGAGTCCGTGGACGCCATTGTGGAACGCAAAGGCAATTCCAGCCATGGGCGCATAGCAGCTTGCCACAACGCCGAGGACGGCTCTTTCGAGAACATCGAAGGCTTCTCCGAGGACCGGGGTAGCTGGTTCTTCTACGAGAACTGGTGCCGAACCGTCAAACACAAGAACATGCGGCTGATCGACAACGATCCTGACACGACAGCGCCGCACCTGTTCGTCACGGGCGGAGCCAAGGGGATCAACTTTAAGGGCCTGACCTACGGCGGTGCATCCAACACGTCACTCATCGACCACGGCGGCCTTGGCGCAAGCGTCGAGTACAGCATCGAAGGCCTCGAAATGCTCAAGAAGCCCAAGGGTGCCCGGCTGGATAACGTCGAAAGCTTTGCTGACCGAGAGTCTGGCGTTTCGTTCATGAAGCCCGGCCAATACGTGCAGGCCCAAGTGTCCGGGACACTGGCGGCGAGCGCAACCCAAATCGAGGATATTTGCAGCGGTGTTCTACGCCGTATGATGATCAAGGTTGAAAACACAACGGGTTTGTCCGTGTACGTCAGGAACAGCAACGGGGCGATCCTGGCCGTCCAGTCGCAACTTACGGCGGGACAGTGGTCTGAAGTCAGCGCGGGCCGCGATTACGGTACGCTTTTCGGGGTCAATGATGCCGCCTACCCCGATAAGGACGTCCGGTTTGATACTACCGGCTCGTTCCCGGGCCCATCCGAGTTTTCCATTTGGGTCGAGTATTGGCCCATTGCTGGCTCGGCCAACACCTTCCCAACTGCGTGAGGCGAGCCGATGAACACGAGCGCGATACAGCAGGCATTGAGCGACAGGGGTTTCGATCCCGGCACGATAGACGGCATTCGCGGGCCGAGGACGATTGCGGCGATCCGCGCGTTTCAGGCCGCGAACGGGCTGGAGGTCGACGGGATTGTCGGGCCGGAAACCAGCTCCACGCTGTTTGCGCCAGCACCCGAGGCGGAGCGCAGCGTGTGGGGCGAGATCATCGCCCTGATCGCCCGTCTGCTTGCCGGCGGCGACCAGGCCGACACGATGCCGCCCTGGCTGAAGAATGCCTATCTCGATCTGGGCGAAGCCGAGATCAAAGGAGCGCGTCACAATCCGCGCATCCTCGAATTCTGGCAGGCGATCGGCCAGCCGATCTTTGACGATGAAACGCCCTATTGCGCGGCCGGCGTCGGCTGTTGGCTGGAGGAGGCCGGCATTGCCTCCACCCGCTCAGGCCTCGCCCGCTCCTATGGGCGCGGCTGGGGCGTGAAGCTTCCCGGCCCGGTGCTCGGCGCCATTGCCGTGAAGGGCCGCGCCGGCAGCAAGACATACGGCCATGTGACGATCGTTGCCGGCCGCACGATCGACGGCCGGCTGGCCTGCCTTGGCGCGAACCAGGGCGACAAGTTGCAGATCTCGCCCTACCCGGTCACCGCCTTTTCCGGCGCGGATGATTGCGGCTTCTTCTGGCCGAAGGATTATCCGCAGCCGAAGCCGGGGCGCTTTGCCGATCTGCCGGTGATCGATGCTTTCGGCAACACCGTGAAGGAGAGTTGAGATGACGGTTTACGTGCGCATTCTACTCTACATCGTGGCCGGGTGGATGCTCTCCTCCGGGCTCATCAACAAGGAAGTCGAGCGGATCATCACCACCGATCCGGTGATCGCGACCGGGGTTCAGGCGCTGCTGGGCTCTGCCGTGGCGCTGGCGACCGGCTACTGGTGGAAGCTCGCCAAACGCTTCGGGTGGAAAACCTGATGTTTGCCGGGCTGAAAAACTGGACCGTTGCCGCCGCAGGCGCACTTGTGGGCGGGGCGGCGGTCATTCTGCTGGTGTGGGCCTTCGTGCTGCCCGCAGCGCGCCAGGAGGGCCGTGAGGCCGAAAGGGCGGCAATCAACGAGGCCACGCTGAACGCGGTAAAGAATAGGGTGAAGGATGATGCGAAACGCGAGCAGATGGACGCTTACGACCTGTGTGTTGACTATTTCCGCCATCGCGGCCGGGTGCCAGAGTGCGACGGGCTGCGGTCCCTTCGTGAAGAACAACCTTAGCCCTGCCGGCTTCGTGGCGCTCGCCAATGCCGATCGCAACGGACTGAACAACGTCACCGGCAATGACGCGGCCGGCGAGCGCATGGGGTGCTGGTAGCAGATGGCCTGGCGGGACGCACTGACAACCGAGGAGGGACGGCTGGCGCTGGCGGCGCTTGCCGGCTCCGCCGTGGCGGCCGTGATGGAATGGCAGGGCGTTCTGCCGGCCGCGCGGCGCGTGGCCGTGGGCGCGACGGCCGCATACTTTCTCGGGCCTGTCGGCGTGCCGCTGTTTCAGTGGGCGGGCGGGCTCGCGAACATTCCGCTGGAACCTTCCGCCTCCGTTGGCGGTTTCATCATGGGCGTCGGCGGCGTGACGATCGTCGAGTTCATCATCAAGGTATGGCACTTTCGCCTGCGCGAGATCGACCATGACAAGGATTGACAAGCACTGCATGAAACGGGCGTGGCAAGAGCAATGGCGCGAGGTGCGCCCGGCCGTGTTCCTGATCGTCGTCTGCGTGGCGCTGCTGCTTGTGATCTACGTGTGA